TCAATAGTAGAAAAATCAATCATGGTTCACATAATCTTTAGGATGATACTTCAAATATTCTCTAAAAGTAAGTTTCATTTCTTTCTGCGTCATACCACAATGCTTTGCGGCAGCAGGAAGATTAAGTGTAGCACGAAACAAACCTTCATTTGCTTCTTTTACATTTTGGGGATTTGTTTTTACTGGCACATCATAAAGAGATGCCTTATTGATTTTATAAAGACTCATCTCCACTCACACTCGCACATTATTTCAGTTAATGCTGCCAAAAGATTAATTTCTTGATCAGCAACAAAACTGCTTTGGTAAAGATACTTTGCAATCACAAGAACCGCAGCAGGAATTGTTTGTGGGGTCAAATGATTGTAACAAGAATCATATACCCTACGGAGAATCAAGTTAGCATCATTATCTAAATTAGAAACAACCCACTTTCGAACTTCTGTAAAGTTCTTCTCTTTAAGATATTTGATCAACTCATCTACAGAGATGTCTGAGAAAGATGCAAGAATGCCTGAGTCAATTTTCCCACTAGTTGAATACCTCTGACATTCGTTTAAGACTCGTCTGAAATCTGGAAAGTGCTTGGATATAATTTCAACAAGGACTTTTTGATCATATTCGATGCGTTCCTCATCCAAGATGTTTTGTAGACGCTTGAAAAAAGATCCTGCCAATTTGGTTTTTTCTTTTCCTTTGATTGTAAAGTCAATGACTGCACAACGGGAGTGAAGAGGTTCAATGATTTTGTTTTTATAATTGCAGGTGAAGATGAATCTGCAGTTGTTATAAAATGTCTCAATATTCGCCCGTAGAAGGAGTTGAACGTCGTTACCTGTGTTATCACTCTCATCCACAATAATAACCTTGTGCCTACCATTTCCTTGAAGTGATACAGTAGAAGCAAAATTCTTTGCTTGGTTTCTGACAGTATCCAAGAAACGTCCCTCATCTGACCCATTAATTAGATAATAATCTGCACCAAGTTGTTCGCAAACTGCTTTCGCAATGGTAGTTTTTCCAATTCCAGGAGGACCAGAAAGAAGAAGGTTAGGAATTTCTCCCTTTTCAATAAAATCCAAAAAAGTTTTTTTAGTATCCTCTGGAAGGATACAATCTTCTACTGTTTTTGGACGGTATCTTTCAACCCACAAAAAATTGTCACTCATTAATAAACTCCATTTAATACATTCCAAATACTTCGTTGGTTTTTACCCATAATATCAGCAATCTTTCTTTGAGACAATCCTTGCTCTGAAAGATTTTTTATTTTTTGTTTTACTTCGTTCTCCAGTTGTGGTCTTCCTTTTTTAGGTTCTGGTCTCCCTAAATGAGACCTTCTTGTGTTTTCTGAGCGAGGCAACCATCTTAGGTTTTCTATCTTGTTGTTGGTTTTGTCTTCATCAATATGGTCTATACACCAATCTTTACCTTTTGGTTTTGGTTCTCCCCAACATTCTACCACAAGTTGATGTAGTCGTTTTTCACGAACTACAACATATCCATCTCTTTTATCAACTCTCCCAATAGGTTTCACATTTAAAATTTTACCACAATCACTAACATAAATATCAGGATAAGTTTTTGATTGTTTGTAGATAATTCCGTCGAGTTCCATTAGAAGAGTTATATCTAATATTATTTATAAGCAAACGACATTTAGTGTAGTTTGGTTATATTAATCAAAAAGAATAATATTTTCGGAAATATCATCTATTGATTGCCTAATCATTACCATAGAATGATTAATTTCTTCCTCTGAAAAATTTGTTTTAATGTTTTCGTCTAGTAAATGTCCTTGAAATTCAGCAAGAGATTTATAACACTGTGAAGCAAGAATAGATATTTCTTCTTGGTTTAAATCCATTTCATCTAAAATAGACAATGCTTTTTTTACTCTATCACCAGGAAATGAATCATCCCAGTTAAAATTAACATATTCAGTAATTTTCATAATTTAAATCCAAGATGGTCGTCTTTCGGGCATACGAAGGTAATTATCCTTTACCCAAGTTTTGGAAGCAATATACCTTTTATATGCCTCAAATGTGTCTATTGAAGTATCCAGTTTATACTCATCTGGCATTGCCCTCGCAAATGGGGTTACATTAGTCAATTTGCCCTTTGGAAACAAATAGTATGCCTCAAGAAGAGTATTATAACACGAATGAGTTTTACCATACCGCAGTTGAAACTCATCACAAAGATTCATTCCATGTTTAATCAACCAGTAAGCATTATCAATGGATTTTGCTGCCCACTGAGTGCAAGGATGATTACGAAAAGCACCTTTTTCAGTTGCATAAGGATTTCCATCTTTTTTATGAAGTGGTCCATAATTATGATACCACTTTGATGCCACAATAGAAAGCATTTGGCAGCATTCGAGGGGCATCTTCGTTATATGGCGGTCAGGAAGTGTAATAGCACTTTCTGCAGGAAATTGATGCGTAACAAAAATATTCATCAGAAACAATACTTTTGAATAACATACTTTACTTTTTCAGGTTTATCTTCCATCCAGAATGCTTCCCTGTCAATATTTTTCAAGTTTCTATCAAAAGCAATAACTTTTTTCAAATCTGCCTCTTTTTGATAGTTTAGATACATGCTTGAAGAATTAATTCCAAAAGGAGTCAAATATCTAAAATTGGTCCTACAAGATTGAGCAACATGAACAGATTCGTGCAACAAAGTTTCATTTACATTTTTTTCAATACTTGGATAACTTTTAATTTTATCAGTGCATATTGAAAGTGTTTTTTGGGAAGCGTTGTAAAACCCAAAGACATCGTATTTTCGACAAATAGAAGAATTTTCAACTACTCGAACTTTTTTAGATATCATTTTATAGACATCCATTTGTTGAGTAGAAAGATAAAGAAGAAATTCCATCACTCAAAAGTAGAATCGGGTTCCAGAGCAATATAATACGTCAGACTATACTTACTGTTCTTGAATTGAGACAAAAGTTTAGAAGACACAACAACATCATAAGCACCGGGAATAATCTTGATGTTCTCCACCTTGAAGTTGAATGTAAATTCTTTATCAGTTTCACCAACTACAATAGAATATTCGTTAGAAGTATCATTCTTCTTATCACGAACAACCAGACGAATGACACCTGCTTCACCAACAGCAGAAAGATCGGGAAGTTGATAAACTGCTGCTGCCTTTAGAAGTTTTTCCAGAGTCACACTCTCAAGTTGGAAACAAACATCTTTAGAGGGAAGTTGAATCTCTTTTTCTGGAGGAGAAACAATTACATTCGGATCGGCAAAGAAATACTTAACCCGACGCTTACCTTCACGAATCGTGATATGAGAATCTTCCTTAAAGTCAAGATCAGGGTCTTGGTGAAGTCCAAGACCATTCAGAAACTGGTTAAGATCATAAATCGCAAACTCACGGGGGAATTCTTCAGTAATGTCTGCTTCTGCAAGAATGTTTTTTGCAACAGAAATTGTGCGGAGTTTGTTGCCTTGCTTGACAAGAATGGAATTATTGATGCCAGCAAAGTTTTTAAGAACCGTAAGTGTATTATCAGAAAGTTTCATTTTTGTTCAACAAGATTCAGGTGATTGATCAGAAGAATAGTATAGTGCAAAACTTTGAAGAGATCTGCACGAGGAGTGCCTTTAGTATCATAACGATCAATATACTTCGTTACATTACCTGCACAAAATCCTTCACGACGATTGTGTTTGATTTTGTCAAGAGTTTGTTCTGTTCCACCACCAGTTCTATCAACATAATGCTGATTATAAGTTCCAGCAATGTATTGTTCAAGTTGTTTCAGGATTTGGTCTTCGTTGTATTTCCAAAAATGATTCGCGTTGTCGTTCATAGTCAATGATTTTTTTGTAAGGTCCATATATCCACTATGTTCATTCATAGTGAGTGTAAATTCATTCATAGAATAAGGATGCTCATCCATAATAAAAAGGGAAGGTCATAGTTTTACCTTCCCCAATTATATCAGAAAGGAGAGTTCAGGTCAACTTGATGACCACCTTCAATCGTCAGTTCAGGACCAGTAGAAGGCATTTGGAAGTCTGCATCCACCTTGTCATACAGTTCCAGAAAGGACTGTTTGGTTTCGTCATCAAAACGATTCACACACACTTGGATTGCTTTTGCTTTGTCTTGGAAGATGCTGTAGGCACGGATGATATGGACCAGACGACGGGTGCTGATGATTTCTTCAATACCACCATCGTAGAACGTCTTACGGATGACATCTGCCCAATCAACAAGACGCTTGCAGAAGTCACGGTCTTCCACACCCAAGTCCAGAGCGATGCCTTCCAGAATCTTCTGTTCTGTCGTAGGAGCAGGATAGGACTGCTCAAAGGTCACAGGGAAACGCTCAAGGAATGCTTCATTCAGAACGTTCGTGCCAATAAAGCGACCGTCATCAGAACCCTTACCTTTGGTGTTTGCAGTAGCAACCACATTAAATCCAGCAGCGGGTTTGACGAAGCGACCAATCTTTTTCAGAAAGACACCTTTACCTTCCAGAATGGATTGAAGACACAGAATCTTATTAGAGGCAAGGTCAATCTCATCCAAAAGCAGAATCGCACCACGCTCAAGTGCTTCTACCACAGGACCATTGTGCCATGCAGTTTCACCATTCACCAACCTAAAACCACCAATCAGATCATCCTCATCGGTTTCAATCGTAATATTCACACGAATCAATTCACGATTCAGTTGAGCACAAACTTGCTCCACACTGAACGTTTTACCATTACCCGAAAGACCCGTAATGAACGTAGGATAAAAAAGACGGGACTGAATAATTTTCTTAATATCGTTAAAATTACCAAACTTGACGAAGGTATCATCTTTATCGGGAATAAGGTTTTGTTCTACAGCAGGAAGAGCAGGAGGAGCACTATAAGAACGCTCAATTTCTTCAACACGTTCTTGAGTCACTTCCAGATTCCAACGACCACGAGCGGTCTTATAACCTTCAAGACGACGAGAAACAGTCTGATAGTTGAGACCACGAGAAGCACAAAAACCCTTCAGGTCGCCAGAAGTAATCTCTGACCCATAGAGTTCTTGAATGGAAGCAATCAGTTGTTCGTCTTTCAAAGCAAGTTTGCGGGACATAATGTAGTTAGGTGTGTTTCATTTGAACTCTCATATTATACACACAAAAAAGGGGGCAGTCAGTGCCCCCTGTGACAGTTTGGAAAGTGGTTCAGGCAACAAGTTCAATAAACTCCCCAAGAATTTTCTTATTCATTTTTTTACTTTTCAAACTCTTCATAAAAGCGTTTTTGATCTGTGCTTTAGTTGCACATTCATGAACATCAAACTCAGTATCCTGAGCGAGAGCAGTAGCAGAAAGACCAAAATAAGTATGATAACCAGTGTTTTTCAAAGAAAATGCTTTTTGCTTTTTCCAAACACTCATTACCTTATTATATTCATCTCCATAATATCCACAATATCTGCGAATAAAATGTCCAGCATCATGAGACTCAAGAACACGAATGCCAATAAAGTTAATGTCCTGAAACTTATCACGCAGATTGCGAAGAAAAATATCAGTCATTTCATCCCATGCACAGTCTAAAGAATAAGTATGTCCAGTTTTACGATCACGAAGAAAAGCATTAGGACCAATGTGTGAAGTGCCAACATAAGGTTCATCTTCCCAGTGACGCTTGACTTCACGATGACACTTAATCTGACATGCTTCACCATCAGTCAGAACAACACATTGAACTTTTTGAAGTTTGTTTTCTTTCTGAAACTTTGGAAGAATCTGATGCAAAGCAATCAATGACTCATTCAGAGGAGTGCCCGAAAGACTCATACCCAAAGGAATATTATATCGAACATAACACTTACTAGAAAAAGAACAAGAAATACGCCAAATGTTTCTCATTTGCTCATCAAGAGTTCTGCCATTTACTTTACTAGTAAGCATGTTCATCATAGAAAACCATTCACCAACTTGAATTAGACCATCACGCTTTTGATAGGACAATTCACGCATATTTGCCCTTCCATTCTCATCATAATTGACAAGAGGATAATCGGTTGTGAAAGAATAAACCTCAAAAGGAATTGAAACTTTCTTACAGAACCAAATAAGATTAAAAAGTTGTTTGATCGTATCAAGCATTACATTGCCCATTGAACCAGACCAATCCAGAACAAACACCAGACCATGATTCTTACCATCAGCAAGAGTCGTGACTTTCTTGAATAGATCTTCATTGAACTTATAAGTATGAAGTTTGGAACAATCAAGAACACCTGTGCGGGCAGTTGTAGCACGAGCATAAGAATCTGCTGCCTTACGACATTCAAACTCTTTTACAAGATAATTGACTTCTTTTTGTGCTGAACGCTTGAACTCATTAAATTGTTTATCAATCGGACCAAAAATTTCATCTGAAGAATATCCACTATTTGCCAAATACTCACCCCAAGTTTCCCCACACTTACCATGAATCTCTGCGTTGGGAACAATCACTTTTTTCAGATCGAGTTGTGGAAATTCCAGATAAACATTCTCATAACCGGAAGTGCTTGCAAGATCCTTGAGTGCTTCTTCAAGTGATTCCATCGTTTTGACTTCAGGGTCTGCTTCCTCACCACCCTCTTGTCCATTTTGAGATTCTGGTGTTTGATCCTGTTTCTGTTGAGTTTCACCTTCAGATCCAGATCCATCAGATCCTTGAGTTTCGGGTTGATCGTTTTCACTTTGTTCTTGATTCTCAAAGTCATCAGAATCGCTAACATTCCCACCACCACTTTGAGGAATTTCGTGACTATCAAGATTGATTTTAATTTCTTCCTGTGGTTTTTGTTTGCAATACTTATAAAGAACTTCAGCAGCATTCAAAGCATCTGAAAATGTTTCAGCATCTGCAATCTGATTGATAATTTCCATTTCTTCACCACGTTGAATAGGAACGTTGGTAAAGTTGCCAATCTTAAAGTAAAGATTCGCCCGATCAGCGAGATTATAAGTTTCCAGATTATCATCACCAATTTGGAAGAAATCATCTTCAGCAAGTTCTTTATAACCTGCATAAAAACTTTTAGGAGATCCTGGATATTTCCTTTTACAAAGTTTTTCAATACGAGCATCTTCTACCACGTTCACAAACTGTGAAGGAATGTTATATTGTTTTGTCCAATCAATATTTGGTGTCCAAAGAGAATGAGAAATTTCGTGAAGGACGAGCATAGTGTAAATATTATCACTTGCCTTCTCCCAAAGTGGTAAAGTAAGACACCGAGTATGAACATTAAAGCAAGCGGTTTCTACTTTCTTATGCTCAACTACAAGATCTTCTGTCGCCAGCAGACGAGCGAGCATTCCACGAATTTCAAACTTGTTGGTCATTTGGTTTTGTGTGATATGTGAGTATCATACTCCAATCACTATTAATGTCTTCAGGTAGTGGGACACTTTGATAAGTGTCCTGGTCTCCCAACTACCCACCCATCACCAGGACATTCATAACATATTTTTGTTTTAATGCCATTATTCCACCATTTTCTACCTTTTCGCATTTTACTTTGTTTCTTTTTAGTTTCATCACTAACAATTTTATTCAAGTTATTTTTTCTTGATTTTTCAGCAAATTCTTTAGTTTTATATTTTTCAGACCTTTGAGTGAATAATCTTCCCAATACCCATCCATCACCAGGACACTCAATAGTATGCTTATCTATCTCACCATTATTCCACCATCTTCTTTGTGATACTTGGTGTGAAACTTTTTTCTTATGTTCTTCTGTAAGTATTTTACCTATATTTGTTTCCTTACTTCTTTGAATACAATACTCGGTTGGTTTTCTACCAGAACTCCCTTCCCCACCATAAGACATATTGATTAATATACCACCTTCACTTTTCAAACCTAGAATAGTGATAATATAGTTTTCGTGTTTATAAGCATCAAACTCTGTTAAATTTTTCTTTAAAAAAAGCACTCTATTTCTTGGTGGTGGAGACATATAAGTATCACCTCTTCTATGAGAACGATATGCTCTATTATCAATACCTTTACCCACATAATAGGGGGTCATATCTTCTCTCAACCAAGCATAAGTATAATAAGTATTTTTCATTAGGGACACGCACTATACATCATTATTTATACAAGTTTATACAAAAAAAGAGGGTGCTGAGACCCTCTAGTGTGCCAGTTTAGAAAGTGGACTTAATTCTTTTTCTTACCTCTTCTTTCTCCATGTTCTTCCCTACGTGCTCTTTGCTGTCCTCCACCCAATGCTAGAGCACCACTTGGGTTGTCATATCTTGCAAGTCTAGCACCAGATCTTTCATGCTCTGGAAGTTTTTTATCCACTTTTGCTTCTATAATACTATCTACCCACTCTTCACTCATTGCACCAACGATTGCTTGTGCTGACTTCTCATCGGATGCAAAACCTTCACCAAGAAGGTAATCGACAAGAACTTCTTCACGAACTGAACGAGGATTAAAGTTTGGACTTACATCAGATCTATAAGTTCTCCCACCAACATTTTGACCTAAATTTTCCCTTCTCTTCTTTTCAAACTCATATTGCTTTTTAGGAGATCTTTTCTTTTTCGGAATAGGTTTACCGGTAATACCAATTTCGGTTTCGTCCTTTGCCATTTGACCAAAATATTTTCAAATATTTATAAAAGAAGAAGCATCCCCGTGCTGGAGACGCTTCTTGAGTGCTTGGCGACGTGCCTTTGCTTGTCGGAGTGCTTGCGGTTTCAGTTTCCGCTTTTGCTCCTTTTTACTGTGATGTTGCCAATTTGGAAGTTTCATTGGTCTTGTGCTTGTTGGGATATCATACGTGAAAAACCTTTGACCTTCTCAAACCTTATGACACTTTCAAATTTGTCATGCAGGTCTGCCTTATGAGAAATCACGAATATATTAGCATCCTTAATGACATAACGAATAATCTTCAAGAACTCATCAGTTCCAAATCCATCCAGAGAGGAATCAAATACCTCATCCATAATCAGCAGATTGGTATTGACAGAGTTTTTGACTCTCGCAACTTCTCTCCAAGTGAAGAGTAGTGCCAAATCTATTCTCATCTTTTCCCCTTCCGAAAAAGAAGAATATGAAAAGTCTTCGTGAATGGGTGATTTTACAGTTTCGTTAAATTCTTCATCCAGATGGAAATTAATATAAAAGTCCATCATCTGTAGATAACGATTCACCTGCTGATTGATGAATGGAAGATACTTTTTAATAATCTTCGTTTTTACACCATCGTCCTTGAGTAAGGAGTAGGCAAAATCATAATAAACGATTTCTTCTTTTTTCTTGGAAAGGTCTTCAAATGTTTTTTGGAGATTTTCTCTAAACTCTTCTAACTTCTCATGTTCAGTATTTCTGTTTTTAAGTTGTTGGGTAAGAGTTTGAACTTCATATTCAAGGTCTCTGATTTGTCTCTGATTGAGCGAAATCCGAGTATTGTTTTGAGAAATCTCATGGTTGAGTTTCGTAATCTCCTTTGAAAGAACGGTAAATTGACGCTCTCGTTCTTGTTCTAATTTAATTGTCTCCTCTAGGTCTTGATAACCTTTTTGGAGTTCCTTTGCTTTATTTTGAGCGTCCTTAATTCTATTTAACCGAAACTCTTCTTCAATTGTTTGCGTGCAAGTAGGACAAACCGTATTTTCAGTAAAGAACTTATGCTCTTTCGTAATGACTGATACTTTCTGGGAAATTTTACCTTTAAGATTGTTTAACTTTACTAACTTATCACCAGCACCAAGAACCTCTTCTTGCTCCTTTGTATACTTAAAAATATCCTCTTCGGTTCTGGCATTTTCAGTCATATAAACGCCAACTTCCGCGTCTAACTTGGCAATCTTTTCTTGATTGGCATTTATATTGGCATTTCCACGACTCTCAAGTTCTTCAATAAAACTCTCTTGCATTTTCATCTTATCTTTGAGAGTCTCTTTTTTGAGATCTAAAGATTTGATTTGATCTTTCTTTTCCCGAATCTTATCTTTAATAAGAGCATTCATCGCAGAAAAGATACGAATGTCTAGAAGGTCCTCAATCACCTCACGACGATGTGCCGTAGTCAACTGCATAAAAGGCACAAAGGTGCTACTACCTAGAATTACAATTTGAGTAAAGGATTTATAATTGACCTTAAGAATATTCTCTTCCAAGATTTTTTGATTCGCACGGTCATCTGCTTCCTTATGAAGGGGAACACCATTCACTTCAATATCAAAAATATTTGGTTTGATTCCACGTCGCACCAAATAATTACGATTATTAACCGTAAACTCAATCTCAACTAAACAATCTTTCTCATTTGTTGTATTGACAAGTTGAGGTTTGTTAATTTTGCGAAACGGACGATTAAAAAGCACAAAGGTCAGAGCATCCAAAACAGTGGATTTACCTGCTCCATTTGTGCCGATAATCAGATTTGTATGATTCTTTTCAAAGTCAATTTCTGAAAACTGATTCCCTGTGGAAAGAAAGTTTCGCCAACGAATTTTATGAAATACTAACATTTTTAGGGGGGATTACAATATCGTCAGGAGTGACTACGGCATACTTGTAATTATAGAGCTTACAGGTCTTTATGGCAAGCTCATCGTCAACTTCCACAACATCCATTATGGTTTTTTCTTGATCTTCCAACATTAGAGCGTAGCGAGTAGCATCATCTTCTTCCTCAAAGAGAAATAAGACCTTTTCACCATATCGGTTTTGGACTGCATATGCCCCATCGTCTTTTCTATCTTTGAGAGTGAGAAGAAACATTATTCTACTTCGCAAGCTTGCCTATAAAGATCTTGGAAAATACCTTTGATTACATTTTTATCAAACTGAAACTCTGATTCTTCAATATAACGATTCAGAATAGTAAGAGTATTTTCATCTTCACTAATTTCAAACTCTTCATTTTCTTGAATCTCAAAATTTTCAATAATCTTGAGGTCTTGAATACCGACTGTATAAAGTTTATCAATGAACTTTTCAAAATCCTTCGGTTTGGATTTTTTACGAACAATCACTTTTACAATTTTATTCGCATACTCAGTAGCATCAAACATTTGATGTGGAGTATCCTCATAATAAAGATTATAGAATAATTTATAAGGATTATTGACTGGAATGTGCTCTAGGGTTTCGGTATCAAAAATATGGAAACCACGAGTGTCATTTACATCGTTCCAATACATCTCATAAGTGTTTCCAAGATAATATATTTTTCCATTATCGGAGCGAGTATGATAGTGTCCTGAAAATACTTTATCAAATTTATCAAAAATCTTTGGGTCAGTTCCGTGCTCCTCCATTACAAGATTACGATTCACACGAAAACCTTGAAGTTCTAAATGACCCATCGCAATCTTTGCTTTGGACTTTTTAATTTGTTTTAGAGTCTCATCATAGTTTTCACTACAAATCCACGGCACCATCATAATGTCTAGTCCACCAATCTTTGCCGTTTGTGGAGAACTATAAGTCCTAATATTTGAATAATTTTGAAGAAGCAATGAAGGTGAATTAACGTGATTGGTATTCTTAAAATAACAATCGTGATTACCCACAATCATATGAACATCACAATTTTTTAGAGGTTCAAATACAACCCTCTTTGCCCATTCTAGACTTTGATAATCAATTGACTTACGACTATCAAAAGCATCACCCATATGAATGACTGTAGTGATTCCATTCTCTTCTAGGGTAGGGAAGAAAATGTTTTTATAAAACAACTCAAAATGGTCGTGAAGATATTTGGATCCTTTGCGGGCACCCCAGTGGGTGTCGGAAAGCACGGCAATACGGGTCATCGATTGTTTCTGTATTGAATGGCATCTTTCATACTATTATAGTCCGAATTGCTCCCAGAAAGCAAGTTATCGTCAATCATCATAACCTCATCAAAACCTGTGCGTTCGATAATCTTGGTCTTGATTTCCAGTTGCTTCTTCTCCTTCTGAATTCGACGGAGAAAGGCGTAGTGAATAATTTGGGTAAAGTAAGCAAAAGGATTTTGAGATTTCTCTGGATTAAAATTATGAATATATTGAACACAATTTTCAATGCCGTCAGAAATCATATCATCCCGAAACATATAATTTACAAAATTAGGTTTGTATGAAAGGTGTGTCGCAATCTTCAGGAAGCACTCACCCAGATAGTTTGTAATACGGGGTTTTGGAAGTCCTTGTTCTTTTGCTGCTGCAACCTTTGTTCTGTAAACAATCAATGCTTCGAGTAACTCCTTGTTATTTACATAATGTTCTGATTTCTTTTTAGGCATAACATATCTACTTTTGATGAGTATAAGATGAAGTTATTATACCACATTATGCAAGGGCTTGACAAGTATCAAAAATGTGTGTAGACTAGGTTTGTTGCTTTTGAAGATGAGATTTAGCTTTCTTTATTATCTTTAAGATCCTTAAGGAAAATATCTTCTAGAGACTTG